AATCACAATAATATAGTTTATAATGCTTTTAAAAATAAAGGATTTAATGTTTATCAGTTAGATGGGAATACTAATTCAAATAATCGTAAAGAAATATTAAATAAATTTAAAAATGAAGATAACGCAATTTTATGCAATGTTGGTGTTTTAACAACCGGATTTGATGAGCCAAGTGTTAAAACTATTTTTTTAAATAGAGCAACAAAATCACTTGCTTTATATTTACAAATGATAGGCAGAGGCTCAAGATTATATCCCGAAAAAAATAATTTTACAGTTATCGATTTAGGTAAAAATACAGAGAGATTTGGTTTTTATGATGATGATTATAATTGGGAACATTATTTTAAAACCGGTAAATCCTCGGGGGATGGAAAAGGTGCGGCACCTACAAAAGAATGTCCTAATTGCGGTTTTTTGCAACATACAAGAAAAATTATTTGTGTAAATTGTGGTTACTCTTTTAAAGATGAGGCTGAAAAACAAAAAAAAGAAGAGCAAGAGCAACAATTATTTTTATTGACAAGAAATAATCCAATAAATATTCCTACATTTCAACTTTTTGCAATTGCTGAGCAGCGCGGATGGAAAGAATATGCTGTTTTACATAAAATTGCTGAGCATATTGTTAATTATCAATCAAAACATAAAAATATTATAACAGATGAATTTTGCAATAATACAGCTATAATTGAATTGCAAAAATGGTGTAAAAAATATGATAGAAAATTTAATAAATGGCATAAGGATTTAATTATAAAAATGATATATGATAAAAGAGGACAAGTTACAAGAGATAATTTACAAATGGTACAATAATAATTATTGTTTAAAAACATCAGAAAAAAGAGGGTTGATTTTTGCAATACCTAATGGCGGAACTCGTCAAATTAGAGAGGCTGTAAAACTTAAAGCAACCGGAGTTATTCCCGGAGTATCAGATTTAATTGTTATAACTCCAAATGGTAAATTATTATTTGTTGAGTTAAAGAATGAAAAAGGTATTCAATCTAATTTTCAAAAAGAATTTGAGTTAAGAGTTAATAAATTAGGATATGAATATCATTTGATTAGAAATTTTGAAGATTTTAAATCATTAATTTTAAATAATTTGTAATATGACAGCAAAAGAAAAAGCAAAAGAATTAATGAGTAAATTTTCATTAATGGTAAATGGAGATAGGATTAGTTTTAAGCGTCATGCTTTGTTAGCAGTTGATGAGTTGTTAAATGAATATCCCGTGAATTGTCCTAAAGATAGTTATGAAATGGAAAGATATTTATTTTGGAATGAAGTTAAACAAGAAATAGAAAAATTATGACACCAAAAGAAAAAGCCTTAGATTTACTATGTAAATATGAAGAAGTTACTTGTCCTAATTGGGAGCAAGGATTTAATGAATACACAAAAAAATGCGCTTTAATAGCAGTTGATGAAATTAGAAAAACTGTTGAATGGTACGATAGAAGATATATGAGTACTCAAATGTATTATTGGATAGAAGTTAAACAAGAAATTGAAAAACTATGAAACAAGATATTTTACAAAAAAACGCAGATGCAATGTTAGTGCTAACATCTCTCAATACTATTTTAGATGGGGAGTTAACTAGACATATAAACGAATTTAAACAAGAGCGCAAACAAGTGTTTAAACAACTTAATCAGTTAACAACAAACTTTGTTTATTATGCTGAAAAAGAGTTAAACGATGAGGTTAAATTAGCCGTTGAGCAATTCAGCGGTTATTTTCATGACCTTATTTCAGACCTAAATAAGAAAACCTTTGATAATCATCAACTTTCAATCACTACCGGATTATGTTACACAATCGCTGAGGTTTATTATAATTATTTAGCTAAAGATGATTTTCAGCACAAAATATTATTTGAGCAAATTGCAAACAACGCACGATTATTTGCAAAACTTAATATTAACTCATTTAATGCTCTTAAATATTGTAACTTTTTTAAGGAGTTCACATTCACTCTGATTGAACAAAAAGAGTTTGAGTTTAATCGGGATGAAATTTAATTTCATATAACATTTGTATATTCAAATATTGTGTTTATATTTGTATAAAATTTACAAATTATCATTATGAATTCAATTATTAAAATACTAAATGACGCGGGTTATAAAAACAATAATACAGCTAAAGAGAGAGCAGTTAAAAATTTAAATATGCTTATAGATAGCGGAATTCTGCAAATAAATCTTATACCTTGTGATGTTTATAATTCTAAAGAAAATGGAAGAGGGTTTTGGTTTGATTGTAATGATGGGAAAAGAAGGTCAACAGCGTACAAAATTACTGTTTATGGTAAGACTTATTACGGACATACCATGGAAAAGTCTAGAATTACTAAAAGTAAAAAAAGCCAAAATTGGGATGGAACTTGGGAATACTATTTTAATAAAGAATACTTTAATAATACAACTATATCAATAACTGATATTCAAAATGAGGTTGCGAGAGTAATAAGTATTATTCGTGATAATAAAGATTTCTTTTCGCCATCTTTATTTGCCAATAAAGGTAATTTTTCTTGCGGTAAATGTAATGGGCTTGGTGTTATAGATGCATTTAGTTATTACGCTAATGGTATATGCTTTGATTGTGGTGGCTCAGGTGTTAATCGTGATGTTTTAAAAGCATTTATTAACAATAATATGAAATTGCAAAAAATTTAATATATTTGTAAATTAATAAACACAATGGAATACATATTACACCTCGAGCCTATAGTTGAGAAATTGACCGGAGAGTCTGCTGTGTACTATGTGTTTTGTAACTAAACCATTAAAAATGGAGCAGTTACTCAAACAACTGCTAAAGCTAAAGAATTAATATTACAAGCTATTGACAACCAATCTGTTAACTTTGACGCGGTTATGGGAGACCTTAAAGATAAGGAGCCAAAAGAGTGGGCAAAAATAATGGTTAAATTAATGGACTTTGTGTTGCCTAAAAAGGTTGATTTAACCTCTCAGGGAGAAAAAATGAATATACCGATATCGACTTGGTCGGATGATAATAAATAATTGTATTATATATTTTGATAAAACAATTAAAAGCATATAAACCATTATACACAACTGATAAAAGATATATTTTATTAACCGGTGGACGAAATTCTGCAAAATCTTATCACGTTTCGACATTTCAAACATTATTAACGTTTGAAATTGGGCATAATATATTGTTTTCACGATATACAATGTCATCAGCCGGTAAATCAATTATCCCTGAGATAAATGATAAAATTGAGGCATTGGAGTGTAAAGATGCGTTTTTCGTTACAAGTAATGAGGTAATTAATCTTAATACAGATAGCCGTATTTTATTTAGTGGTATAAAAACCTCATCCGGAAACCAAACTGCTAATTTAAAATCTTTGCACGATATGTCAACTTGGGTACTTGATGAGGCTGAGGAGATGGTTAATGAGTCTGAGTTTGATAAGATTGATTTATCTATACGTTCAAAGAAGAATCAAAACAGAGTAATTTTAATACTTAATCCAACTACTAAGGAGCATTGGATTTGGAAACGATGGTTTGAAAACTCTCATAAATATGTTGAGATTGATGGTTATCAAATACCTATCAGTACACATCCTGATGTATGCCATATCCATACAACATATTTAGACAACATAGCTAATATACCTCCTGATTATTTACGGCAAATTGAAAATATTAAGTTAAATAATCCTGATAAGTATAAACACGTTATTTTAGGAGGTTGGTTAGATAAAGCCGAGGGAGTTATTTTAAACAATTGGCAAGAGGGAGATTTCGATGATTCATTACCTTTTATTTATGGAATGGATTTTGGTTATTCAGTTGACCCAACAACATTAATTAAGGTTGCGGTTGATAAAGACCGGAAAATCGTTTATTGCAAAGAGTTACTTTACGAAAAATCATTAAGTACTCAAGATATTGAAAACCGCATCAGGTCATTTACAGATTGCCGGACAAAAATCGTTGCTGATAGTGCTGAGTTGAGGTTAATAAATGACTTGGGAGCAAATAATATTAACATCGTGCCTTGCGAGAAATATCCTAACAGCGTGCAAAAAACATTAACTGATTTATTGGAATATAAGTTAATTGTTAGTGAGGATTCGTATAATTTAAAGAGGGAATTATCAAATTACGTTTGGAATGATAAAAAATCAAATATACCAATTGATAAGTACAACCATTTAATTGATGCGCTCCGTTATGCTCACGCTGACATAACACAAGGTAATAATTTTGTATTTGTTTAGGTTAAAAATTTGTATATTTGTAAAAATTTTAATAAATGGGTGTTTTTTCTTCCTTAGGAAATTTCTTTTTGCGTTTGTCGGAATCTGACAGGCAAACTATTTGGCAGTATTTCGGCTCTTTTAAGTCAAACCAATTCGCTATGAATACCGGTGCTTTAATAGAGAACTCATATGAGAAAAATGTTGATGTTTATGCCGTTATCAAGAAAATCGTTGATGTTACCAAGTCAGTGCCTTGGATAGTTGAGCAGAGACAGTATAACGGCAATTGGAAACAATTGAGTGACACATCCATACACGAGTTGATGGCTAATCCTAACGTGACTAAGGGATATACTTGGAATGATATTGAGGAGCAAATAATGTTGTATTTATTAGTGACGGGAAATGCATATTTAATCGGAGAAAAACCTTTTATGAGTGGTCAAATTGCCGAGGTTGATGTTTTACCTAGTACAGCCGTTACCATTAAAACAAATGATGATTTCTTTTTACCTACAGTTAATTACGAGTTTAGATTGGGGAAAAATGTTAGGAATTTTAATAAAGAAGATTTAACGCATATAAAGTTTTTTAACCCTAATTATTATGATGTAACTGAGTCTCTTTATGGATTATCTATTATTGAGGTAGCTGCAAAGGTCGTACAAGTTGGTAATGATAGATGGGATGCAAACGCTAACTTATTTCAAAACAGAGGCGCAAATGGTTTAATTACCGATAAGAGTCAACGTCCAATGACTCAGGATGAGGCTCAAATCGTTCAATCAAGTTGGGATGCATCAACAGCCGGCTCCTCAAACTTTGGTAAAATAAAGGTTACAAATAAAGATTTGAATTATATTCCGATGGGAATGTCTCCGGCAGATTTACAATTATTGGAGAGCGGAGTAGTTAATTTGCGTTCAATTTGTAATGTATTTGGTATCGATAGTTCATTATTTAATGACCCGGCAAACAAAACATACAATAATCAACTTGAGGCACAAAAAGCGCTTTACACAAATGCAATAATGCCATTAAGTGATAAGTTATCAGAGCATTTAACTCGTTTTATTGCTCAAAATCATTTCCCTAATAAAACAGTTAGGATGCGACAAGATTTTAGCAAGATTGAATGTTTACAAGAAAATTTAAAAGATAAATCCTCAATATTAATTAACTTAAAAAATAGCGGTATATACACGGCTAATGAGGTAAGGGAAAAACTTGGGGATGCTAAAATTTCTGATGATAACGCTGATAAATTATTAATTAATACAAATATTGTTGCTGATTTAGGTAATAATACTAATAATCAACTAATTAATACAACTAATTAAAAAAATTAGTATATTTGTAAAAGTTTAGTGGATAAATACCGCTCACTATTATGGATAATAAAAATAAAGTAACTGATAATCAGACTTTTAATACCTCACTAAATAGTGGGGTTTCTGTGTTGGAGCAATCCATAAAGCAAAAGCAAAAGCATATAATAAAAAAACTAATAGTTAAAAAATGATTATACCAAACTTTGATAATAAAGATGGTTTATTTAAGTTTTTAAAGGAAAATAAACAAGCACTCATTGCTGAGAAAAAATATAACGTTAAAAAGGGAGATTCAATTAATTACTCTGTTAATGTTACTAATACTAAAGATGAGGCAATTAAATCAATGGATTTAACTGATACATCTGTTGATTTAGAGAGTATTAAAGTAAGAGCGGTAATTAATACCACTAATATAATGGATTCTCACGGAGATGTGCATATCAATGGTATTTGGAATAAATCATTATCTGATAAAAAGAATTTTTATTTATTGCAAGAGCATGAAATGAAATTCGATAAAATTATTACTGATAAAGTTAAGGCATACACTCAGATTTATAATTGGTCTGAGTTGGGGTATCCTAATTTCATCGGTAAAACAGAGGCTTTGGTATTTGATTCTGTTATCGAATCTGATAGAAATGAGTTTATGTTTGAGCAATATTTAAAAGGTTATGTAAATAATCACTCTGTTGGTATGCAATATGTGAATTTATTTTTATGCATTAATTCAACAGAACAAATTTACAAAGAGGAGAAATCAAATTGGGATAAATATATCGGTGTTGTGGCTAATAAACAAGATGCTATTGATGCCGGATTTTTTTGGGCAGTAACTGAGGCTAAATTACTTGAGGGCTCTGCTGTACCAATTGGTAGTAATTATGCAACACCAACATTATCAGTTGGTGCAACTCAAAATATTGAAGCCGATATTATCACTTCAACTAAACAAAAAACAAATGATGAGCCGGTTAAACCCACTCAGAGTCAATCAAAACAATTTTATATTAATTTATTAAACAACTAAAAATGAAATTCAAAGAATTTTTAACAAGTAAAGGAATTAGCGATGAGCAATTCACAAGTAAATCAGCCGAGGATATGGCGGGTTTATACAATGAGTTTAACGAGGTATCTCGTAAGGCTTTAGAAAAAGCAATCGAAAATAAAGCATCTAAAGAGGACATTGAAACTCTAAAAGAGACAATCTCAGCTAACCAAGCGGAGCAAATGAAATCTTTAAACGAGACTTTAAAACAGTATGGTTTGGCGATTAAAAAATTAACTGAGGCAGAAAAATCAGAAATGCCAACAGCAAACTCATTACGTAAATCTTTAGAGGAAAATGTAGCAAAATTACGCGCTTTAAAAGGAGATGATAAAGAGGCTGTAAAATCAGGCGAATTTACAATCAAAGCAGCCGGAACAATGTTAATCTCAGCTAACGTATCAGGCGGTAATGCATCGGTTGAACAACGTATTGCCGGTATGAATGCTGTTGCATCTCGTCAAGTACGTTTAATTGATTTAGATTTAGTTGTTGCATCACAAGCGGTTGTAAAACGTACAGCGTACATCAAAGTATCAACTGAGATGATGGATGATATCGATTTCATTGAGTCAGAAATCAACAACGAGTTAATGCGTGAATTATTAAAAGATGTTGAAACTACATCATACAGCGGAAACGGAACAGCACCGGCATTAAATGGTGTTAGAACTGTTGCAACTGCATTTGCAGCGGGAGATTTCGCATTGGCTGTTGATAACGCTAATGAGGTTGATGTGTTAGTTGTTGCAATGAATCAAATTGCTATTGCTAATCAGCCGGCTCCTGATGCTATTTTAATGCATCCAACTGATGTTACTAAATTGAAACTTGCAAAAGTTACATCTAGTGATAAACGTTACATTGAGAGATTACAAATGATTGGTGGGTCTTTATCTTGTGATGGAGTTCCTATCATTCCAACAACTTTAGTGACTGCGGGTCAATACTTAGTTGGTAATTTCAAACTTGCTACTTTATACACTAAATCTGCAATGAATATTCAAGTTGGATTAGATGGAAATGATTTCACTAAAAACTTGCGTACAATCATCGCTGAATGGAGAGGTGCTTTAGTTGTTAAAAACAACGATAGAACTGCATTCGTTAAAGGTGTATTCGCTACTGATAAAGCAGCATTAGAGACAGCATAATAATAAACTAGCCTCCGATTAATTTCGGAGGCTTAATTTAAAAAATATGGCAAAAAAAGAAATAGCAACAGAGCAAAAAATCGAGTTCACTCCCGTTAAAGAAAATGAGACATATTTAGTTATCACTAAAGACTGTAAGCATTTTAAAGGTGGGTTAGAGTATGAGGTTAGCGGTAATGTTGCAAATGCTTTATTAAAAAAGGGAATCGTTACATTAAAAAAATAGATGTCTAAAATAGTTCAAATATCTGATTTTGTTGGTAAGTATGCCATTGCAAGTAATTCTTTTACTTCTGACGCATTACAACCTTATATTGATAAATTTGAGTTAAGTTATTTACGCGATTTGTTAGGTGTTGATTTAACAGATTTATTATTAGCGGATATAACAACTCCATTTGCAGAGCCTGACACAACTATATATAAAACAATATATAATGAGTTAGCTATTGATGACAGCGGTTTATTTTGTAAGCAATTACGTTCTATTGGTATAAAAAATATGTTGTTAGGTTTTATTTACTTTGAGTATGTAAGACAACAACCGGTTAAAAATACCATAACGGGAAATGTAATCGCGCAAAATGAGGCAAGTACTCAAGCAAAATGGGGGGAAACAGATATTTATAACATATATAATGAATCTGTAAATGCTTATAAAGCAATTCAGTACTATTTAGAACAAAACTTGACAGATTACCCAACATACAACGGATTAGTTAAACATTACACAAGCCAATTCATTTAATGAATACTAAACAAACATTTGAAAGGTTACAACCGGTTATTAACTCGATGGATAAATCAATTATCTGTCAATCAGTAGTTGATAATGGCAATGGAACTTATACATTTGCTTGTAATAGAACTAAATGGGCTATAAAAGGTTATCCGGTTAGTATTGGCGGAAATGATTATCAAATAACTAACGTTAGTTATAATGATAGTATTACTGTTAGTGGTACAATATTACCGGTTGTGTTAACATTCGATTTATACGCTCCTTTCTTTAAACACGGCACAATTAAAACTGTCGCAAAGGAATTAACTGAGAAAAAATCCTATAAGGATAAATCACCTTTAATTTTTTTACACGAAACAGTTCAAGAAAACGTGCATTTTAATACTGAGGATGCGTTGGATTATGAATCGGATTGCCGCATATACTTTTTAACAGATTGTAATTATTCTGATTGGACTCAAATAGATGGAGATACTTTAGCAATAAAACCAATGCGTGCATTATGTAATGAATTTATCAAAGCATTAGCGCAATCGCAATATGTTGCGGAATTGGAGACAGTTGGACAAGTATTAAATCATAATATTTTTGGCACATACGACAGTAACGGAATTACAAAAAACATTTTCAATGAGTACTTGAGCGGTGTTCAATTGCGTATCTCAATACCATTCCAAAAAGAGTGTGAATGTTGTGATATTGCGGATTTAGATAATAGACCGGCACCGGCTTATGTTTTAGACCCTAGCGGAAATGTTTTAGCTATATTATACTCGAATGAGATATATGTAGCAACCGGTATTGGATGTGAGGATGTGACAATTAAAGACCAAGACGGAAATACTTTAACTACTGTTGCTAGTGGAGGAGATTATACAGTTACTGTTCTAACAACTATTAAAGATACTATAATCAATAATGTAACAACCATAACAGATAATATAATATAAACAATTAAAAAATAAATAAAATGGCAGCTTGCTCTTGCGACGTAACATTCAATAACACCGGTTTACCATCTTGCGTACCGTTGTTTGATAAAATCAAAAAAATCATCTTAGTACCTATTGAGGCTAATGATGGTACATTAAACAAAATTGACTTAACCGCGACATTAAATGCGGCTTATTTCAATGCATTTATTAATAACGCTGATAGTTCTAAACGTTGGTACCCATTGCCATCAATGAAAAACGTTGAGTTAACTAAGGCTGAAAACGTTTTAGAATCATTCAACGATGGCACATCTGCTTTTGTTAAAGAGGGAAAACGTTCATTCTCTGCATTATTTACCGGACAAGGTGCAAAATTTGCGGGTGTTTTAAAGGCATCACGTTGTGCAACTTTCGGTATTTTTGGTATTGACTCTAACGGCTCAATCATTGGTTACACAAATAATGAGGAAAACGTTTTATATCCAATTCCGGTTGATGCATCAACTTGGGCACCGGTATGGCAAGCCGCAACAGATACAACAATCCAAAAAGTTGTGTTAAATTTCGATTTTGACACTAACTTAATGGATGAGTATTTATGGCACGTTCCTAGTGGAGATATTACCGGAATCAATTTATTAAACGTATCAGGTTTAGTTGATGTATTAAGCACAAATACAAGCGTTGGTCAAACATCTTGGGTTGTAAAATTATACAGCCGTTACAACACAAAAATCAAAGGATTAGTTGCGGGAGATTTTGCAATCTATAACGTAACTGATAGTGCCGCGGTAACTGTTGTATCTTGTACTGAGGTTGATGGAACATACACATTAACTTATGCATCTCAAACTGTTGCTGATGTGTTAAGATTAACACCTACTAAAACGGGTTATGATTTTACAGAGGTTATTGCTAAAACCGGAACTGTAGCATAATAATTTTATCACTAAATTAAAAGCCTTGCATTAATTTGTAAGGCTTTTTTTGTATATTTGTAGTTATGAAAATAGGACAATTATCAATAAATATTGAGGCACATAAAGATTGGACAAAGGAACAATTTATTGCCGCATATAAAGGAAAATTAAACAGAGATATTGAATCAGTTTGGGCTGAAATCTGTAAAATAAATAATGTATCTGAGATAAAAGAAATTGCAATTACTGAGGAGCCTAGCGCAAAACGTAAAAAGTCTTAGTGTTGATGAACTAATGACTGTTTTAGGAAATGATACGAGTTTCCTCGAGTATGTCGTTTATCTAAACACGGAGAAACAGTTATATGAGCAAGGGATTGATGCACAAGGTCGTTATTTGGATGATATAGGTGGTGGTTACTCTGATGTGACAATATTTGGGGATGCAAGCCGTGGAATTACCGGAAAATTATTTAAAAATCAACCCATTGACAGAGTTACATTAAAAGATACCGGAGATTTTTATGATTCGTTTCGTGCGTTTGTTGATGGCTCAAAAGATATAACAATATCGGCTAATGCAATTAAAGACTCAACAGATTTAGTTGTTGAATGGGGTGGGAGCATAATCGGTTTAAATCAGGATAGTTTGGTTTTATTAAAAGAAAAAGTATTAAACATATTAATACCATACATAAAAGAAAAAATATTAACTAGATAGTAATGGCAGTTCAAAGATTATTGACAACAACAACAGCATCATCAAATCATTTTATAAAAGTAAAAATGTTAGATGCACCTTTTAGTATTACTATTGATACCGGAGCAGTTGTTGGAGGTACTCCAAAATATAGTTTATCAGTTTGTAACTTTGATGGGGATGAGAGTGATTTTAGGGAGTTAGATGTCGATACAACAAACATTGATTTAACAGACACAGTTACTGCATCAGGTTTTAAATTTTCTTATCTTGGCGTAAAATATACATCAAACTCAGCAACGGGAGATGTTCAAATATATTTAAATCTCATATCTTAATGAATATTAATTTAGATATTAATAAAAGTAAAATTAGCGAGATAAAAAACCTCGTTTTTATTTCTGACAGGTCAGATTTTAGCCGTTATAATGATAGTGTTATTTACTTAAATGATAACACAACATATTTTATCAATGGCACAATTGATTTATTAGGGAGTCGTTTAGTTTGCGGAATTAATACAACAATTATAGGTGGCTCATCTGAAAACTGCCGTTTAAAATCAAGCGGTTTAACATCCGCATTGATAACGTCAAATTATTCATTACCTATTCGTAATATTACAATTGAGGCGTCGTTAGCT